CCACATCCATATTGTATGTGTTTTCCAGAACCGATCATTATTTAAGTTTGAATTACAATTAATTCGTAGTATTCTTAAATAGATTGATAGATAACTCAAAAATCAATTCAAGGAGGAAGAAATGGGTAGCAATTCAGTAAAACCGGGCACTCCCGGAGGGACGGGACAAACGGACAAGGATCGCGGTTCGATGTTCAAGTTTGCGTTTACCAAGGCGGGACGCAAAACAGGCCGGATTGGAACAATGACAAAGACGCCCAATTCCAATACCGAAGACGGCAACGAGCGGTCGACGAGCGATCCGCGACTCGCCTAAGAGGAAAAGCAACAGAGGGTTAAATGGCAGACAATATTGATAAAAAAAAAGACGCGGACATGCTGGGTGATTCCAATACGGATTCAAAAGGTGATGTCCAAACGAAAAACAAAACCGTTGATACAAACAAACAAGATGTAACCCCGGCTTCGGCGAAAACTTTTACAGAAGAAGAGATGAAGGCTTTGCTTGAAAAAGTAAGGCAGGATGAAAAGAGGAAGGTTTACGGTCGGGTTGAAGAGTTGTCCCTAGAAAAAGAAGAGCGTGAAAAACAAATTGATGAGCTCAAGAAAAAGAACAAAGAGATAATGGATAGTCTCGATCAAGTTCGTGCTGGTGCAAGTTCCGAATTGGAAACTGTTACAAAGGAATTGCAGCAGTTAAGAAATGATAATGTTTCTTTGTCTGAGCAAATCAAAACGGTAGGTGAAAGAGCTGAATTAAGGGTGCGCAATTCCGAGTTGAATGCATACCGGGAACGAAAAATCAGAGAATCCAAACTTGTCTTGGATGACAATGTTTCCGGAACAAGCGAAGCTGAGATAGATGCATCAATCGAAAAAGCACTTAAGCGCGAACAGGAAATCAGAGAAGAGTTGAGACAACAAGTCCGCGCAGAGATGGCCGATAGCCTACCTAAACCGATTGCTCCCGATGGGAGTTCTGGTCGAATTGTAGAACGCGATCTTTCTTCCAGAGATAGAGAAGCGATTGCCCGACTAAAATCCAATGAATTTGCTGCAAAGAAACAAGAACTATTACAGGCAGCATTAAAGAAGACGGGTTACGGAAGGTAAATCCGTCTTAGACGGAGGAAAGTCAAATGGCAGACGCTTATTCCGGCGTATCAACAGCTGGCAGTTTTACCGCTCTACCCCAAGCGATTCTGGATGTCTATTCAATGGGCATCTTGCACGAAGCCATGGGGATCATGATGTTCGAAGACTTCATGGTCAAAAAAGAAGAGCTTGGAAAAATGCCTGGTCAGAGCATCACGATGACTCGGTACAATAACATCACTCGCGGTGGTCAACTCGACGAAGAAACCGCAATGGAAGTAACCAATATGAGCGCTGCTCAGCACGCCATAACGGTTACCGAGTGGGGCAACGCGATTGGTGTCAGCGAGAAATTGATCCAGATGTCCTTCGACGATCAATTGACCGAGGCAGGTGTTTTGCTAGGTCGTGACTACGCCGTGGTCAATGACCTTATGTGCCGCGATGCCATTGCGGGCGCAAGTCAAGTTGTTTACGCAGGCAATCGATCCGCGCGCGCGAGTATGATCGGTGGAACGGATTATTTCGATGTCGAGATGGTTCGTCAGGCGGTTGAGATTTTGCAGACCAAAAACGCGCCGAAGTTCAATGGTGATTTCTATGTCGGATTTGTACATCCCCATCAGGCTGCATATCTGAAGAGAGATCCCGACTGGATTGCGGCCAACAACTACGCGAATACGCGTGCATTGTTTACCGGCGAGCTCGGACGATGGGAAGACGTCGTTTTCATTAGCACGACCCATTGTCGCAACGGCGCGGCGGGAACATCCGATCCCGGTTACTTGGCGGCGTTGGTTAATGCGGCGACCGGTGGTGCATCCAATGCGGATGTTTACGAGTGCTTGTTCTTCGGTGACAGCGCCGTTGGCAAAGCAACTGGCCTTCCTGTTGAGATGCGTGACAACGGTGTGCAAGACTTCGGCCGAAAGCATTCGGTTGCTTGGTATGCCATCATGGGAGCAGGAATCCTCGAGGACGATTTCATCGTGAGAGGAGAAAGCGTTTAACAATTGGAGCTATTAGGCCGGGTCGGCATTGATAGCAATTGTAACGATTTCTAGTTGAGCCTTCCTGCGGTTCTAATTTGCTTCATAACAGTAAAAGGAAACTTTTGCCTAGTGAGGGCGATATGGTGACAAGAAAAGACCGTTTGAAACAGAAGGCTCGAGAATTAGATCTTCCAGATTATGGAACAATTCGTGACTTGGAAAAAAGGATTGCTTCTTATGAAGCAATAGAGGGAACAACTGAGCCAAAGAAGGAAGAAAGAACAGAAATCGAATTTGAAACAGAGCCTGATTTTGATCCATTTGAAAATAATCCGAGCATGGACGAAACAGAGCAAAAGTTAAATCATGTAACAAATGGTCAATCTGAAGGTCCATCCAATCAAAGAGGTATGGCAGAGGAATCCACAAAGGAAGATCTCGAAACATTGCCGACACCTGAATTAAGCCAAGAAACAAAGGATGTGATTACGACCATTGCAAAAAAAACAAAGGTTAAATTTGTTGGTAGACCGTATCACATGGAAGCAGGGAAACCATTTACAGCACCTAGTAATGTGGTTGAGGCATTGCGCAAGGTCGGTCTTGTGGAATAGAGGTGATTTGTGGCTACTGAAGCGTCATTGATAGAAAAAATCAGGCGTGCGGTCGCTGATTTTGAGGAACCAATTGAGTTCGAGAAAGTTTATTACCAGGATGCGTTGGAGTTTGCTTTAAGCAAATTGAACAACGATTTTGGTTTGACTTTCGCAACTGTTTCAGCGGTTACGGCCAATAAGCTTTTTCTATTGGAAAAGCTGGCAACGATTCAAATGGCATATGCTAGGGCTGCCAAGATATTGGATCGTCAGAATGATCCTGATACAGATACGGATGATATTGCATCGCTTCAAGTTCCCGATCTAATGGTTACAGGGGCAGCGGCGTCAATAGCACGCGAAGCTAAGTCATGGTTTGATTTAGCGGAGATGCTTCAGGCAGGGTATGACGGCGAGCTTGAAAATGCTGGTGGTACTTCGCAAACAGCTACCGTACAAGTAGCCACAATTCACCGAATTTCCCTCAGACATGGAGGGTATAGGAACAGGATTTTAGATCCAGGATTGGATGCGGTTACAGTCGCAGCAACAGTTGTTGGAACAACTGTTACATTGGAATGGGACACCCTGTATGCCTCGGACTTTTGGTCATACGAGGTCTATCGAGGTACTCAATCTGACATGTCAGATGAGGAAAGGATTTATACTATAACAGACAATCACGACACCGATTATGATGACGAAGATTTGGTTTCTGGAACCTATTACTATAGAATCAAGACGGTTAACCCAAATGAACTCAGAACGAACAGCAATACGGTTGAGGCCATAGTATGATCGGTAATGAGGCGACGATACAAGCCGAGGTTGACAGAAAGATAACTCGGTTTAGAACAACGCCTATACAATATTATCCGTTTGTTTCGGGAACTCCGGATATTTATGGTCAACAGACTAAAACATTTGGAACACCCGTGACATTGACGGGGCGTGCCATACTTCGGCCCACGCCAGAGAAATTGTCTGTTATTGGAAATGATGAACAATTTGAGGTGGCTTTTTTATTTGCTCGTGCTGAAATGTTGAGAAAATTTCCGTCTGCTGACGAGGGAGAATGGATTCTTTCATCAGGTAGATTAGCTTGGTGGAGCAGGACTTACAAGATAGAACATGTACGGCCGACTGGACAAGTGGGAGAACATTTTATGTTGGTTGTGGCCTTGGCTAATTCTTTGCAGGGTGAAAGGGATTAGTAATGGAACCTTTGTTCTATGGTGATTGGGGCGGTTGCAAAGCTTGGTTATATCAGGTTCAAAAGAATCCTGTTAATTCCCAGATTGAAAAAGCGATGCATGCTATTGGCAAAGAAGTAACAAAGTCTTTGCAGAATCACATTAAGAATCAAGATCTGCCTTGGCCGCCACATTCTCCGAATACGAAAAATCGAACGGGCAAATTGCTTATGGATACGAAAGTATATATGAAAAGTATTTCACCTCGGACTGAATCGAATAGGTATTCAATTTCTACCAAAATCGAACCTAGAGGAATACATCCGAAAGATGGGCTTCGAATGGACGTTTTAGCAATGTTTCATGAATATGGAACTTCCAAAATGCCTTCTCGTCCATTGTGGAGAATTGTTTATAATGAGATTCAACAGATGAATTCATTCAAGAGATTCACGAAGATTGCTTCGGTGTTAGGGTTTGTAAAATGACGAGTCAGGCAGTAGATTTGACCGCGATTGATTTAGCATTAAAGACCCATTATTCCGGGTTGACCATTGATATTGGCGGTACGCCTACAGCTGTTTCGGTGTTTATTGAAGAACCAATGCCAGAATTACAACGTGAGCGAGTATATCCATCAATTACATTGAAGTATTTAGGGCATGTGTTCGAAGAAGAATTAGCAGAGTCAGAGGATGATAATTACGAAGAGATTGAATACGATGATACGGTTGACCCACATGAAACGGTAAATCGATTGAATCCCGTTCCGTGCCGATTGATTTATTCGGTTGACACTTGGCATAAGGTAAGAGTCTTGGAAGATCGCGATTTATTGAAAGAGGCAGTAATTAAAAAGACTCTACCAAGATCATATCTTAGTGTTTCCAATATAGATGGTGTAACGGTTACAGTTTGGATGTTTCAGCAAGGAGCCGTTGCATCCCAGGATGAATTGATGCCTGATATGGTTATTTACCATAAGGCAATTACAATAAATATTTTAGCTTATTTGGCTCGTGTTGATTACGATGAGACAGAGCGGCAAAAGGTTGTTATGCGTGAGAATTGGGAGATGGTTC